CTAATTAAAGCTGTACTCAGTAGCAGAATAGAGTGCAGGGAGAACCTGCAACAGGTGATAACCTCTGAATGTCAACAATCAACCCATAGTGAACACTGCTACACATACCATGACGGAATAGCGTAGTTCCCAGCGACGAAGCGTACAGCACCTTTCGCAGGTGCGAAACGCTGAGGAGCAAGGGAACGGAGCTATGGAGGAATATAATGAAGGATAATCATGTAATACAAATAAAAATCTATGGATACAGTCTGTCTTAGGGTATAACTACTATCTATAAGATAGCTAGAACGCTATGGACGTGATAAAAGAAACACTGTAATTATGTAGGATAACTTGCGTACTCAATCATACACGAGGTTACGAAACTTAATCACATACTAATTCTGCACCGTGCTATAGAACTGTAACAGCAGTAAGTACAACCTTGTTATTCAGACTGTACGATTAGATACTTGTATAAATAATAAACGACATTATAATGAAACCTATGATAGATATAGAACAACTGTTGACTGAAGCAGAAACAGGAAAAGTTAATCGTATATCAGAAAGAATAACTGACGAAGCTAAACCTTTTTGGGATGGTATAGAGTCAAGAGTTCTAGCTGGTAGACCCATTAAACCATTTGTTGTAAGCAGATTGCTTAAAGAACATTATGGTATCAAAATAAGTGAGAGTGCAGTACGTAATCACTTTCAAAACTTAGTAGATAATGCCCAAGAATAATAACGAAATAGAAAAGTTATTAGCTGAGGCTGAGTCTATTAAGATTCAAGAACTCAAAGCAGATAATCTTAAACTTCTTAAATCATTAGAAAAAGCTAAAAATAAAAAAGCTGATATGATAGATGCAGTTTATGACGCAGTTGCTACAAACCTTAGGACGTGGGATAAACCTACAATACCTAAGCCTTCGTTACACAAACCAAATAAGAATGGCGAAGTAGCAGTAGCTGTATTATCTGATGTTCAATTAGCAAAGATAACACCAGATTATAACACAGAAGTAGCTGAACAACGTGTAATTGCATATGCAAATAAGATAGTTGAATTGACAAACATTCAACGTAATGCACATCCAGTTAACAAATGTGTAGTCCTAGCTGCTGGTGATATTGTAGAAGGCGAACTTATATTCCCAGGTCAAACACATCTTATAGATGCGTCATTGTATAACCAAGTTACTATTGATGGACCTAGAATATTGACACAGTTCTTTGACATATTACTAGCAAACTTTGACGAAGTAGATGTACATTGGGTAATAGGTAATCACGGTTCATTAGGTGGACGTGCAAGAAAAGACTACCATCCAGACTCTAATGCAGACAGAATGCTAGGCAAAATAATGGATATGGTATATGAAAAAGATAAAAGAATATCATTTACTATTCCTGATTCTAAGGGTGACAATCATTGGTTTGATATTGCTGACCTTGGTAAAGGATGTAAGTTCTTTGTATGGCATGGTGATAATATTAGAGGACATGGTGGTTTTCCATGGTATGGATTTGGTAAAAAACTATTAGGTTGGAAAGCATTAGCATCAGCAGGTTTAATGCCTGACTTTGATTACGCTATTGCTGGACACTTTCATACACCTACAACTATGTACGTTAATGACATACGCTTATGGGTAAATGGAAGTACAGAAAGCTATAACACTTATGCATTAGAACAGTTAGCAAGCATGGGTAAACCATGTCAATGGTTACTATTTGCTAAACCTAATCATGGAGTTACAGCTGAATACCTTGTAAAACTAGATAAAGTATAGGTATAATAAACATATGACTAACATAAATGTCAAGTCTAAATGGAAATTGACAGGTATAGAATACAGTGGACTTGGTGACAAGCCATTCTTTATACTAACAAATAACCAAGGCGAAGTTAAGTTAGTACCACTAGAACGTGGTGTGCATAACTTACGAGTCTTATTAGACTTAGAAGAAGAAGAATAGTATTTCTTTCTGTCTTCCTCACATGTGAAGTCAGACAGAAAGAAACAGAAAGGAAGTATGTTATGAATAATAACGTTGACTTACTATCCCCTTTTCCACAGGAGTTAGTAAGAAAAGCACCAGCTGGTAAGTTTGGTGATTATGTTCCACACGCACATTATGTAGAAAGATTACGTGATAGTGGTGTGAAATACTCATGGCAATGTGAACCTGTATATGGTACACATAACGGTGAGAAAAGAATAGTAGGTGCTAAAGGTACTATAACTATTGAAGGCATGGGTAGCTTTGATGGCTTCGGTGACGTTGATACATTCAAGCTAGGCAATGCTAAGTTCAATGATGGTACTAACCTTAAAGATGCTGAATCAGATGCATTTAAACGTGCATGTATGCGATTTGGTCTAGGCGTAGAGCTATGGTCAGGTTCAGTACAATCAGAAGAAGAAGCTACATCTATAGCACCTGATGGTTATACACAAGAGATGGCTGATAAAGATGCTATGGTTGAAGTTCATAAAGTAGATATGCGTAAGAAAGAAAACAAACCTAGTAAGGAAGATGTTCAACGCATGAATGACATTATGAATAGTATCTTAGATACTGAAAATAACGAAGCACCTTTCTAATGCAAGACTTAAACTTTATAGTAAATACTATACAGTCTATGACTGCATCAGTTCAGAATAAAGAAACTCTAAACAAAATTCTTGGCACTGCTAATCAATACGCTAGTGCTATGAAGTTTCCTGCTGATAAAAAGATATGGACAGACAAGCAATTAGATAAGTATTTCAACATGATTGAACGACTTGTTGATATGCCTGTTGAATATTCACAAGATGACTTTGACAATATGTCTATACAAGAGAAGTTATCAGCAGTTGGTATAGAGTCAAAAGATATAACGCCAGGATTGCAAGGTTCTGGTGATATGCTAGGAGGCATATTAAATAAAATGGAAGAACAAAAGAAATATAGAGATGACTTAAAATGTCCATACTGTGGACAGATGGTGTACGATAATCGTAACAGCAAAAAGTCAGATAAAAGTCCAGACTTTACATGTTCTACAAATGACCCTGCTATATGCGGTGGACATAGTGGGAAGTGGCGTAAGTCTTGGTGGTTAGATAACAGTGACATTCCGGAAGAATGGGGTATTAACTAATGATACCTGAATACTTTCGTGGTACTAAAGTACCTGCATATATTAAATCCAAAACACAATTGATTGCTTGGGCATTCACTGAGTTCATGGATGATGAACCAATTAGTAATTGGGAGTTTGTGGTTGACTTATATTGCCACAGGTTCGGTGGGATAATACATAATCTTAGGCAGGAAGGTTATGAAATTACTACTTTACCTAGTAAAAAGAGAGGGTTAGTACATTACTTTTGTACTAAATTACCTTCAAAGAAAGCTGCTACCATTAGCTAATGATAGAAGTATTTGTGGGGTGTTTGTTTCCGATTTTACTTACACCTCACAACTTGCCAGATTATTTAGAGTGTACTGACGTGCTACCTAAAGTAGAAAGTGTGTTAGTTCATTATGAGGTAGTAAAAGAACACTTTAAAAAGAACGACATCTTACGTGCATTAGGTGTTATATACTGCGAAAGCTCAGGTAAAGCTGAAGCAATTGGAGTTAATACTAATGGTACAAAAGATGTCGGACTCTGGCAATTCAATGATGATACTTGGTTATGGTTAAAACCTAAACTAGGTATAATAAGTAAAAGAACTAACGTAGAAGTATCAACAGCAGTGGCTTCTTGGTTAGTTTACAATGACGGATGGCATCATTGGAACAGTAGTAAACACTGCTGGAAAGGAACTGATAATGAATTGTTGTGGCTCACAACTAACAGTATGTCCAGTAACTGACGTAGCATATTGTGATTATTGTACAAAGAATTGGGGTCATGTAGATGACTTACTATAGCAACGATAAAGAATTCTATAGTTTTCGTATAGATATAAACGATATACGTAACGTTACTTGTGACCTTTGTAACAATGCATTTATGACGACACTACATATGATTACATATTGTGATAGTTGCATTGAAGAATTAGAAAGAAACACACCAGATGAGTAAACAAAAAATTGATATAGATAAAATAAATATATTTACAAATCCAAAGTTTATGAAAGTATGGGCAAAACAGTTTGACCAAGCATGTGGCAGTGATACATTTAATGTTGCACCTAACATGATTAAACTTAGATTTTTAATGGACAAGTTTGTCAAAGATTATAACTGGCACTTAGCACAGTTAGAGGAGGAATAATGGTATATAATACCGAGTTTAAATCTTTAGTATCAGCTAAAGAAAAGTTTCATATTACACCTGATAAGTCTAAAGAATCATTTAGACAATGGAATAAAGAAAAAGAAGAACTAGCAAGTCAAGCTACTAAGTTTGGTGGTCGTAGATTATTAGGAGTAACGGACAATAACATACCTATATATGCATCATATGAGATAGACAAAGAAACTTTAACATTAACATTAAAGCTATCACATAGCATAGACACTATACGTAATTCTAAATACTGTCCTAGACGTATTACTTTAGGTACTAATGAACCACTTAACAACTTAGATTTTGCAATGCGTGAAGCTAGTAAGTTAGACCATGGTGCTGTTACAGACAATACTATACGATACTTAGAGAAGTTAATGACAATGGTAGAATCAGGCAGCATCGGTAAAGTTAATGGACAATGCAGCAGTCAATTGTTTATGTATGTATCTAACTTTTTATATGAAGGTTCAACAGAGCAAGGTAAGTTCAGATGGCATGATGTAATGAAGACATGGAACTTTCCAAATGGTGCTTACTTTACAGTATATGGATAGTCTATCACCTTTACGTGCAGAAGCTATGGAGCGAGCAGGAGGGAGATGCGAGTGGGCTTATTGCAATGATAATAAATGGCTAGAGTTAGCACACATACAAGGTATTGGTATGGGTGGCAACAAGAAAAGAAAATATGATATAAATAATGTTGCCATACTATGTAAGTGGCATCATGATATATATGATGGTAGGCAATCTAGTGGACATAAAAAAGCTATCAGAGATTTATTAAAGGGTTTTTTAAAAAGAGAATCCGGACTAAACTAATGACGCTACTTAGAAAATTCTCCACCACCGCCACCACTACCATATTTAGTAATAGCTAATCCAACTGCACCACGTGTAGCTAGTGACGTAGATGTAGAACCTTTAATGACTTTACCATTTAGCCATAAAGGTTTGTAGTTGTTTATTGTTTTTAATGTTTTAGGTGAATGTGTTTTACCAGAATTATATTGTATACTATTAGATAAACCTGGTCCTTTTTCTGCTAATGAACTTCTAAATCTATTAACAAAGTTTCCTTTATTGTAATAAGTACCTGTAGTCTTTGGCTCTAAACCTTTTTTACCCAAACCAGTAACACTTGTTAATAACTTTTGTGAAGGAGAGGGTGGTCCTTGTACTGGTGGTGTTTCCCATGGAAATTGTATAGGCATTAGTTACCTAGTTTATTTTTATATTTATAATAATCAGCAATAGAAGATTGTACTTTTTGACCAGTAACTTTACCTTTCATAAGCTTGCTATATTGTTTATCAAATTGTGATTCTACTTTACGATAACCTGCAGCTTTTTCTCTAGCCCATTTCTCATCACCAAATATATCTATATAACTACTGTTAGCTATATTTTTAGCATAACCTTCATATTGAATAGCTTTAGCTTCAGCTTTTTTAGTAAGATATTTAGCTTGATTTTGTCTACGTTTTAATTCTTGTTGACCAAGTCCAGCATAACCTTGACCTGTAGCTCTGAGTGTAGCTATATTTTCTAAATATTGTTTCTTACTTTTAGGCATTATGGATTTAATTTTGTTCCTATATTGTTAACATTTCTATCTTCCCAAGTTTTTAATTCAGGAAGTTCTTTTTTAGGAACTTTAGATAATGGAACTATTCCAGTTAAACCAGCAAAAGCACCTTTAAGAATAGTTGTTACTGGATTATCAGCACCACCTGGTAACCAACCACCAGCTTTTTTTGCATCCCATTTTTTATATCCACCTATAGGGTCAAGTCTTTTAGTTTTACCTGAACCTCCGCCTTCAATTTTTTGAACCATATTATTTACTCACTTTCTTATCTACGACTGCTAATTGTTTCTTAGCAAACTCTTTTATTACTACTAACGAAGCAGATGCACCTGATATTGCAGCAAGTTGTACTGTATTAATATCTACACCTACCAATGGAGCAACTGTTAACGCACCAAGGAATGCTTGAACAAATGTCCATAATGTTTTTTCTAATACTAATTTATATTCGTTACTCATATTGTTATTATAATCCTTTTAATATAGCTTTCAACATTCTTTGAAATCCTTTCTTAGCATTAGCATCTTGTAAATCTAATTGCTTTAAAGCATCTCTTGTACGTTGAGTAGCGTATTTAACTTTAGCTGTATCATCCATATCAACATCAGCTAATGCATCTAAGGCATCTTGATAAGCTGGTATTCTTTGTATTTGACTATCAGTTAATCCTGCAATATTAATGTCAGGACCTTCATAACTTACATTAGAAGGTGCTACATCAGCTGCACGTTTAACTTGTGGTACTCCTCCAGTAGTAGGTTTTACTTTACTAGTTGATTTACCAACAACTTGTTTAAGTGCAGACGCTGTTGTATCTGTAGCTGCACTAGGTTTAATATATCTACCTATATCGTCAGGGTTAAATGAACCTGTATTAAAGTCAGACTTCATTGTATCCCATGCTATGTCCATTGGATTAACTTGACCAGATGTAACTAATGTACGTAAAGTCTTTTGTTTACTTTCATATGCAGCTACATCAGAGTTTTTAAACCAAGTATTTTCTTTAGGATTCCAACCAGATATTTGTGCAAGTACTGCATTACGTTTTTGTGCTTGCTTAACAGTTTCACCTGGTAATGTTGTTGTTCTATTAAGTACGCTATAACCTTCAGGTTCTATTCCAGTAGTAGGAACATCTACAGTTTGTGATGCACTTGATTGGTCAGCTAAACCGCCTAAGTCATACCCAACACCACGAGCTTCTTTATCTATATTCATTCTATAATTTAAGTTTCTAGGTTTTTCACCAAATTGGGTGACTTGATAATCATTTGTTTGTCCAGTAAAAGATGCTGGCATATTTATAGATTTTGCTCCAGCTAAATCTTCTATTAAGTTTTTAATAGTAGCTTTAGTATTAAAACCTTTTACTTTAGATAAATTCCAACCTACATCATCAGAGCCTAGCAATATAGAATCTACATCATTGATTGCTTTTTTCTTTCCTAGTATTTCAGCTGCACCTTTAGTTTCACCAAGTTTTATATAATCTTCTGTATAAGTACTTACTAACTTTTTAAAGCTAGCATTCTTTAATATTTTATCTTGTACTGTTTTAGATTGTAATTTAAACTCTGTACCTTTATATGCAGATAAAGCTGTACTTGGTTTGTCTGGATTAAATGTTGTTCTATTTACGACACCTTTAACTATATCTTCAGCACGTCTAACTCCTGCAGTAGGATTTTCTGTAGATGCTCTAGGTGTATTAACAGGTTCAGAAAATGTTTTCACTTCAAACTCTGAAGCTCCAGGACTTGCTTTTTTAATTATGGCTTCATTAAATAATGTTTTTTCTGATTTACCCATTAAATCTTTTTGTGTGTCAAGCTGAACTTGTTTCTTTAAAAGTTGATTCATATAATATTCACCAACAGTTTTTTCTTTAATATCAAATTTTGTTATAGGTTGTGCTTTAACTATAGGGTCTAATCCAACTCTAGCTCTAGCTTTATTAATACGTGTAGCTTTAGCAGCATCACGTGCATTAAGTTCAGTAATAGGTTTATCATAAGTACCAGATGTTTCCATTTCTGTAACTAAACCTTTTAAATCTTCTATTTCATTTTCTAAACTTCTAGTCATTTGATTTTGTTCGCCTTCAAAAAAGACACGTTGTTCACTAGAACCAGGCTCACCATACTCAACCATTTTTTGAAACTGCATACCAGAAGCTCTAGGTAAATCAAAATCAGTTACAGTTTTACCACTAAGAAAACGAATACCTGTTCTAACACCTTCTTTATTAAGATATTCAGTTGCACGACCACTACTAAGCATTACATCATAAGCATCTTCAGTAGCTTTAGTACCATACAATTTTTGAAACTGTCCAGATTTAAGTTGTGCTTCTATCTTATTAAGCATACCTTCATCAAATTGAGATTTAACTCCTGAGCTTTCACTTTCTTCAACAACAAAGCTACCTAATTGTCCTGTAGTAGACTCTTGTTTTTTCCAACGTTCTGGATTGTAGTCATCACCTAACTTACTACTACCTTTAAATGGCATATTTCTTGGCATTATATCATTCTCCTGCCGTCTAGTTTAGCAGACAATATCTGAACTTCACCACTTATCTCTTGTAATTTTTCCATTACTTGTTTAGGTTGTATCATATCTGGTGGAGCTGCATTAGAAACTTCAGGTGTAGGTAGCTTACCATCATAATCTATATATTCAACCTCTACATTTAAACCTGACTGAATAGCTGCTAATACACGTGGATATACAAGTTTATACGCATTTGTACTTGAACCTACAAACCCATCTTTTTTAACAAGATTACTTTCTTGCGAGTCACCTAACAATAAACAACCAGCAGTATTTTCATCTGTGTTGCCTATATGCCATAAAATATATTCAAATCCTGGTACATCTAATACCCATATCATGCCTTTATGAAAGTCAGCACCAAACTTAGAAATGTATTTAGTATGAAATCCACCTTCAGTACGTA